CGCCCTCACCCGCGAGCAGGTGCGGGAGTGGCACGCCTGCCACCCGCAGCCGGCGACGGCGAACCGGGCCCTGGAGGTGCTTGGGGTGGCGCTGGGGCTGGCGGGGGAGTGGGGTTGGCGGCCGGCGGGCAACAACCCGGCCCGTGGGGTGAAGGCCCACCCGGAACGTCAGCGCCGCCGCTATGCCAGCCCCGACGAGCTGGCCAGGTTGCGTGCTGCGATGCAGCAATGGGAGGCCCAGGGCCCGCTGGCGATCCGCTGGCGGTTCGTCCAGCTGGTGCGCCTGCTGCTGCTCACCGGGGCCCGGCTGCGGGAGGTGATGAACGCGCAGTGGTCGGAGATCGACTGGGCGCGGGGCGTGCTGCTGGTGCCCGCAGAGCGGGGGAAGACCGGGGCCAGAGGCGGGGGTGGCCGATCTGCGAGTGCATGATCTGCGCCACACGTTCGCGTCCTACAGCCTGAGCGGGGGACAGACGCTGGGGACGGTGGGGCAGCTGCTGGGGCACCGGAGCACGCAGACCACCAGCCGGTATGCGCACCTGGTGGATGACGCGGCGCGAGCGGCGGTGGAGCGGGTGAGCGACGTCCTGGGGGTGTAACGCCAGAGCACACTTATCACCCAGAGTCGTTGCGCTGCAGCGTGTTTCTTATTGCGAACGCCTGAGAATGGGCGATTGTGAACAGATGTAACGCGGGGCAGTGTGCCACCTGCGGAAATCGTTTTCTCCGCAGGTACGCCTGTACTGGTTTGGCCAAACCCCTTGCGCTGCAGCGTGTTTCGGCGATGGTACGCCCGTACTGCCTGGGATGGTTTGGTATCACCGTGCTACCAACATGGCCGGCCCTTGTGCCAGTTGGGGGCAATCCCGTGTGCGAGCGGTGTGACAGTTCGTGCTTATCGTGCCACCTGTTGACCGTCACACGCCTGGCCAGAGTCCTTGCGCTGCAGTTGATCCGGGCAGTTCTGGTATATGCGTATCAGCCGCATCGTGGCCGCGTGGTGCGGCTCCTTGGAGCACATTGGAGCGGTCCACCGCACCACTCCCCATGGGCGTCATTGCCGACACACTCCGCGCCTCACTCCGTGAGCTGGCCCAGGCCGATGCGCGTCTCTACAGCGGGCTGGCCACCGAGCTGGCCGATGCACCTGCCGCCCGGCCGGCGCTCCCCGCGAACGAGATCGCGGCTGCCATTGCGCTCCTCGAGCGCCACGGCTACACGGTCACCCCTCCCAGGGGGTGACCCCCACACGGGGCGCACACGGCGCCCCACCGATCACCCCCCGGAGGCCGCCATGGCTGACACCACCACCACCGACATCGCCGCCCTGGAGGCGGAGGTGGACGCCCTGCTGGAGCAGGCCGCCGCCACCGACGCCCGGGTGGACGCCCTGCTGGACGGGTGGACGCCACGCTCCGCATCGGCCCTGCGCCGGCTTCAGCGCACCGCCAGGCACACGGCCCGGCTGTCGGCCCTGGTGGAGCGGCAGCAGGCCGCCCTGGCTGCCCAGCTCGACGCCATGGAGCAGACCGCCTGAGCGCCCCCTGTGCGCCCCTGCGAGCCAGATGGGCTGGAGGCGAACAGGGACAGGATGAGGCGCCTCAGGGCCAGCAGGGGGCGATAGCCTGACTCCGATAGAGCCCAGTCCCCTGCACGCACGGCTGGGCCATCACTCTTTGTTACGGATTGCGACGGCTGTCTCGGCAGCTGCGCACCCAGCCTCTACCTTGGGCCCATCGGCAGGCCGAGCGCGCCGCCGACACACACCACTCGCCCGGCACTGGCCGGTTCATCCCATGTCCATCACCTGCATCGCTGCCACCCTGCTGGCCCTGCTGCTGTTCCCCCTCCTGTTCCTGGCTTGGGCCACCGAGAGCCGCACCGATCGGGCGCGCCGCTGGCGCCGCGCCGGCCTCAGCCAGCAGCGCATCGCCGATCGCCTCGGCTGCAGCCGCACCACCGTCCGACGCCTGCTGGCCGCTTAGGCGGCCGGCCACAGCTCGCGGGGATCCATGCCGGTCGCCATCATTCGGGCCAGTCGCTCCGCACGTTGGCCCACTTGCTTGGCCCACTTCGAGTCGAGCATCATGGTCGCCGCCTGCTGGTAGTCCCCCGCCTGGATCGTTGCCAGGGTTCGTTTGAAGTTCAGCAAGCCCAGGACGCCCATGTTGAACGCCATGTCGACCAGCACCCGTTGGCGCACCTCGTTCAGCTGCGTCACCCACGGCAGCGCACGCAGCACCTCCGTCTCCATCGCGCCGATGTCGTTCGACAGCAGCATGGCGGACTCGTCGCGGGTGATGCCACGGTCCTCCAGGTTGCGGCCGACGCCGATCGTCAGCTTCCCGGCGGTGCAGCGGTAAGGCTTAAGGCGCTCCCCCTCGTGGAGGCGGAGCTGCCTCACCATCGCCTGGCGGTCGACCATCAGCGCTTCGCCAGGGGGGTGACGATGCCAGCGATGATCTCCATCGCGCGGTAGAGCTTCACCGCCAGGACGCTGAGCGTTCCGAGCGCCTCGTTGTCCTTCGGGCTCGGAGTGAGGTTGCAGATGAGAAGCGCCACACCATGCAGCGCAACAGCGAGGGCGATGTAATCAGGGATGCGTTCAAGAGAAAAAGACATTTTGTCCCTCAGGTGTAGTGCAGGTAAGTACTCAGAATGTACTTCGACTCTGAGACAGGCGGGCGGCCGGCATGGAGCCAGGGCCAGAAGGGGGGGAACAGGACGGCAGTGCCGACGCGCGGGCTGATCGCCAACGGCCCCCAGCCGGGGAACTCCGTGTGACCGCCTTCCTCCACATCGTTGAGGTAGACCAAGGCCGCCAGGAAGCGCCGAGCACTGGCGTGGTCGCCAACGTCCACGTGCTCCGGAAACTGGTCGTCACCGCCGGTGTGGTAGCGCTTGATCCGCAGCTCTTCGAACGCCAGATCGGCGGGCCACTGTGCGGGGCTGATGGCCAGGTCGCGGCTGTAGCGCTCGAACAGGGGCAAGATCGCCTCAAACGCCTGCTCGTGACCCTTTTGCCAGGACTGGGTGAGGTTGAGCTCGGTGAAGCGCGGCGCGGCCGGGTCATCCCCCGCCCGGACGATGTGCTCCGCCTCCAGGGCTTCAAAGCCGGTGATGAGCTGGCGGCACAGCGCGGCCGGCAGCGCTCCGGGGTAGACGCGGATCAGATCCATCAGGCTGCCGCCTTCGCGATGATCGCCCAGCCGGTGCCGGGCCCCTCCACCATCCACCGTGGCCCAAGATTGCGCTTCGAGTACCGCAGCCGTGCGCCCCAGTTGTTGGTGTAGGTGCCGTTCATCAGGTCCAGGTTGCCAAAGGGATCGTGGACGATCAGCGCATCGTCGGCATAGCCGATCGCGCAGATCCAGTGGCCCCCGCCCTGGGGTGCGCTGACTGGCCCCTTGTGAAGGATGCCGATCGGCACCGGGAAGCCGGCATCGATCTGCCGTTGGATGGTCAACCAGCCCGCGCCATGGGTGAGGCTGGCGTTGACGCCGAATGACTGGAGCGCCTTGAGCTGGCTCACGCTGTCGGTGGTGTCGCCGTAGCGCAGCACCCGGCCGAGGTAGGCATCGTCGCCGTTGGGGCCCTGGAGGGTGCCGGGGCGGATCGCCTCAAGGAGCATCGCGCAAGAGCTAGAGAAGCACATGCGCAACGCGTGCGCCGTCTGGCTGTCGCGCTGGCTGTAGTAAGGGACGCGTAGAGGGTTGGTGAACTCGCGAGTGGTCTGCTGCAGCCCCGCTGCCTTCCAGGCCTCGTACCAGGCCGCGTCGTCCTTTTTAAGGCTGGCGGGCACGGCCTCCCAGAGTTGCTGCACCGCCGCCCGCTGGTGGGGGAGGTCCTTCCAGTGCTCGAAAAAAGGGATGATGTCGTCGATCATTGCGAGCGCTCGACGCGAGCTGGCCCGAACTCTAGGCGGGGGGCTGCCATCGTCACCAGAAGCGGCATGACAATGCTGATCACCACGGCGAGGATCACCCCCTGTGCTATGCGCTGCTCGGCCTTGTTCAAGCGGCGGAACGCCTCGGCGATGTCGGCTTGGCTTGTCTGCACAGTCAGGAGCATCCCCTCGATCTTGCCCTCCAGCTTGCCGATGGCGCGAAGGATGTCGCCATGGCTGACGTCGTGCTGCTCGGGCATGGGGAGTCTATTTCAGCCGCCAGTATTCCGGGCTGCGGCCGTAGTAGCTGGCGTAGCCGCCAGGCGATGCAACCCAGGAGAAGGTCCCCCGGCTGGAGCTGTTGCTGATGATCGAACCGTCGTTCTGCACGATGCCGATGTGTGGGTATGGGGGGCTGCCGTTGTCGCGCATGATCGCGATGGCGCCAGGCTCTGGGCCGGAAACCAGGGTGCCGCCACCGGCAGCGAGCGCCGCCCTGGCGTTGGGCACGTAGTTGCTGCTGCCCCAGGGAGGGGTGATGCCAGCGCTCCTAAGTACCTTGTTCACGGCGTAGACGCAAGCATTGTTGCCGCCGTCGGGGCCGCCCCTGGTGTTGATCCCGCGCGCGCGAGATGCGGCACTGGCCAGCACTGATGCCTTGCGGCTGGGCGGGAGGCCATCGTTCGCGCCGCGTCCAGTCGCCCACCCGTCGTTCTCGTCGCCCTGAGTGCCGCATTCGATCGAGCTGGTGTAGCCGCCGCTGCCCGAGAGGTCGTGGGTCACGCTCTTCACGTTCCACGTGCCATCCACCTCCGGGCGAAAGCCCTGCAGGGTGATGAGTCCCTCGGCGTTGAGCTCCGGCCGGCCCGGCATCGTGATCGACACCCGCACCTCGCCGGCGCGGAGGGACTGGAGGCGGCTGTCGGCAGCTTTCTGCGCCTCTGCCTGTGAGGGGTAGAGCTGGCGATCCTCGAATGCCGGCAGGCCCCCGGCATCGGCACCGGCGTTGATCGTCTTCTCTTTCTGGGTGGTGCGATCGAGGTAGCGGGCGTTGACCTTGCCGTAGGCCCCCCGGTTCTTCAGGTTCGCCCGCCAGGAGATCACATCGGTGGGCTTGAGAGTGATCGTCGCGCCGGCCTGACCCTCGCCCCGGGGCACCAGTACCAGCTTGCCGTCGGCGGGCTTGATGGTGGCCTTGTGCTTCTCTGCCAGGCGGGTGAGGAAGGCCTGATCGCTCTCGTTGGTCTGGTCCTCGTGTTTGATCTGGGTGCTGGCCAGGTTGCCCTTGATCACCACCTGCAGGCCGTTGCGCTTCCCGATATCCTGCGCCACCTCCCCCAGCGTCTTGCCGTGCCAGCTCTGGGACTTCTGCCCCTTCACAAGCTCCGGTGCGGTCTGGGCGGCGGTGGCCTTGATCGTCATGCTTCTTGGCCCGCCGGAGAGATGGACGTCATCGACCGCAAAGCTGCCCATGTAGACCGGCAGCTTGCCGCCGGTGCTGTAGCCCAGCCAGACCTTCAGCCACGCGCCGCTGCGGGGCACCGGGACCCGGCTGGCCCGATCATCGAGGGTAATCTCCAGGCTGTCGCTCGTCTGCCCTGCCTCATCGGTGATCCGCAGCGAGACAAGGCGATCCGCCACCGCCCTGGTGACGTCATCGCCATCGGCCACGATCTTGAACGCTGGTGTGGTCATGTGCTCCAGATGCGCAGCGTCTCGGTCGCCTCCGGCTGCGGCAGATCCGGCAGCTCGATGACGATGCCCTGCGGCAGAATCGGCATCAGGTCCGACAGGTCGCGGTTCACCGCCATCACCGTCTCGACGGTGCCCTGCGTGCGACCGTAGAACCGGTGGCAGATGGCGTCGAGCTCATCGAACTGACGGGTGACGTACTGGGTCATGGCTGGACCAGCTGGCGGACGGACTGGGTGACGAAGGGATCGACATCCAGGATGGTTGAGATCGTGGCCGCGTTGCTGATCAGGCTGCCGAGGACTTGTCCGTTCTCCAGTCCACCACCAAGGGTGTTGAGCATGGCGGTAGTGGCGGGCCGCAATGCTTGAAGCGCGACGCTCATCGCTGGTGCGCCGCGGCCGAGGGCCATCTGCTGGACCATCTGCAGGCCCTGGATGCCGAGCTGCCCCCAGACCCCCTGCTGCGGGATGGAGAGGCCGGCAAGGCCAAAGGCGTTGAGCGCCGCACCGACGTAGTTGCCGCTGGCGAGGGATCCGGCGATGGTCGCCAGCTGGCCGATGTTGAAGCCTGCCCCGCGCGCGGCCTGCACCAAGGGTGCGGCGATGGTGTTGACGACGGCGGCGGCGGAACCGGCCCCGGTGAACTGCGCCAGGCTGGCGACGGCCGGCAACGCAGCACCAACGGCCGTGATGCCAGCGACGCTGCCCGGTGCGGCGGCTGCCCCTGGGTTGTCCTCCCCGTAGCGGGCGAGATCCAGGGAGAAAGTGATGGCCCTGGCGGCACCGTTGGCCATGAAGGTTGACTGCCCCTCTCGCACACGCCGGAGGGCCCACTTCCCGTGGACGCGGCCGAGGCCATCGGTAAGCATCAGCGGCTCGCCCTTCACCGCCACGTCTCGCAGTTGTTGGATCGTCCCCTGCGTGCCGGAGAAGCCGGGGTAAAGGGTGCCATCGAGGGTGATGGTCTGCTCCCCAGGGCCGAGGAACTGGGCAGCGGGCTCACGCAGCAGTCGCTCCTGCATCTCCCAGCGGTAGTCGGCAGTGCGCTCAAGGGTCTGGGGCGCACCGTTCGCCAAGGTGAACTGGAACTCGCCAAGCTGGAAAAGGGCTGCCATGGTCGTCAGTCGTTGAGGGCGAGACGGTAGGTGGATGCCAGGTTGCGCTGAAACTCATCGAGCGCATCGAGCACCGCAGCGCGAATGTCGGGGCCGTTGCCGCTGGGAGCGTTGATGGTGATACCGCCGGCGTTGAAGGTGAGCTGTTTGGGGGCCGGGGCGGCAAGGCGTGGAGCGCGGGGGATGATCCGAGATGAGCGCTCAGCACGTTGCTCGTCTGCGGTGATGCTGCCCCCACCCATTGCACGAGGCTGGGCGGTCGGCGCCAGCTGAGAGATGCGAGGGAGGATGTGGCCGGAGCGATCGGGGCGGAAGATCTCGGGCCGCCGCTCGCCCACCAGGTAGTCCATGCCGGCGATGACACGACCGCCGAGGGCGCGGGGCTGCGGAGTTGGTCCGACCGCGACTGGAGCAGCAGGCGCGGTCGCGCCACCGCCGCCACCGCCAGAGACCATCGAGCCGATGCGCTGCACGGCACCGCCGCCACCGCCAGAGACCATCGAGCCGATGCGCTGCACGGCACCGCCGACCCAGGAGAAGAGGGCTCCGGCCCGGGCCTTAAGGCCATCAAGGATGCTGCCGATGATCCGCTGGCCAATGCCGGCCCCGGTGAACAGGTTGATGATCAGCGCGGGGATCGGGACGAAGATCCCCAGCAGGCGGGGCCCCACCGTCATGGTGATGCTCACCACGCTCTGCCAGAGGCGAGAGAAGAAGCCGCTGATCGGCTGCCAGTTCTTGATCACCACAAATGCCAGGGCAGCAAAGCCGGCGACGGCTGCGACCGCAATCCCAACTGGGCCTGTGGCCAGGACCATGAACACGGTGCCAAGGCCGGCGATCACGGGAAACGCGGCCGCCACTCCACCAATGGCTGTGCCAATGGTGCCGATCGAGACAACCACACCAGCGATGATCGGCAACGCAATCACCAGGCCCGCGAGTGCGCCGCCGATCGCCACGATGCCGGTCATCAGACCAGGGTTTGCCGCCGCCCAGTTGGCGATCCCCTCCACCACCGGCGTGATGAACTCTGCGATGCGCGTGAGCGGCGGCAGCAGCGCATTGCCCACGGTGATGCCCAACCGCTGCGCGCTGTTCTGGAAGCTGGCCAGCGTCCCCTGGAACGTCCCGAGGCTTCGCTGGAAATCCTTCTCCACCGTGCCGGCAGCAGCAGTGCCGCCGGCATCAGCCTTCAGCTTCGCGTACTCCTGCCGGTATTTCATCAGCGACATCAGGCCCAGCTTCGCTTCCTTGTCGCCGAAGATCTCGGAGAGCTTGAACACGTCGCCGCCGGTGACGCGCTGCAGCTCCGCCAACGCCGCCTCCATCGGGTTGATGCCCTTCGCCTTGGCGCTCTTCAACACCTGCTCAATGTTGACGCCGAACTTGCTGAAATTCTTCACCGCATCTGGTGCAGTCATCTTCAGCATCGCGTCGGTCATGCGCGTCGCTGCCGCGCCTGCATCCGGCGCATCCTTCCGCACCATCTGCATCATTGCCGCCAGCGACACCGCACCCTGCCGGCCCTGGATGCCAAGCGTTCCTGCCGCAGCGGCGATGGTGGGCATGAACTGCGCCATGTCCTTCAGCTCGAAGGCGCCCTGCTTGCCGGCGAACGCCAGCGCATCGAAGGTGGCCTTGAGTTCGGTGGGCCTGATCTTCAGCGCGTTCTGCAGCTGAAAGCCGGTCTTGGTGACGTCGAGCAGATCGGAGTTGGTGGCGGTCGCCACCTTGCCCAGCGCCTCCATCGAGGCGACGGCATCCTTCAGCTCCAGGCCCTGGGCCACCAGATCCTGGATGCCCTGGGCCAGCTTCTCCGGCGCCAGGTTGGTGAGGTTCCGGCTGCTGAGCCGCAGCACCTCGCTGCTCAGCCCCTTGAGTTCGACGGCGCCCACGTTGGCGGTCTTGCCGATGTCGCTCAGCACCGCCTCGAAGCTGGCTGCCGTGCGAATGCTGGCCCCGAGCGCAACCGTGATGCCCGTCGCGCCGATGGCAGCCTGCTGCCAGAGGGCATTGTCAAACATGCCCTTGAAGCCCTTGCGGCCGGCGATCGCCGCATCGTTCATCGTGCGGCTGACGTTCCGCCCGAACGACGACACCTGAAACTGCGCAGCCTTGATCGAGCGGCCGAGACTGGCCGCGATCTTGCCGCCGATCTCGACGGTGATTTTCTGTGGCCCGCTGCCGCCGATCATGTCCGCTTCATCGCCTCCGCGATCTCATCCTCAACCATCTCGGCCGAATGCACCCAGGCCCAGAACTCGTCCAGGTCCAGGCCCAGGATTTCAGCCAGGCCCCAGCCGGTTGCCTTCGCCAGGATGATCACCGCCCGGCGGAGGTCTTCCACTGCTACGACCTGGCCACCCTGAAAGCCGCGAATTGCGCCTCCAGCTTGCTCCAGTTGACGTCATCGAACTGGAGGACGTCTTCGTAGAGGATCTCGCAGAGATTGGCGATGAGATGCACAGTCTGCTCGCCCTCGTTGCTGGAGGCCTTGGAGGCGGCGACGCGATCGCCGACCTTGGGCCTGCGCATGATCACGTGGTCGACTTCAACGCCGCTGACGGTCTCCGGGAAGTCGAAGACCACCTTGGCGGTCGGCTCAGGTCGTTGCTGTTTGGCTGCCATCATCAAACCCCAATCGCCTGGCGGATCGTAGCGAGCTGATCAACGCCGTCGATCTTCCGCACCATGTTCACCTTGTCGACCTCGACCAGTTCGCGG